ATCGAAGCGTATATGCGCGTGGACTTTGATGGTGATGGCATACCTGAGTTGCGGAAAATCTGTTGCATGGGTTCGGGCTACACCATGGTGCGGAATTTACCCGCCAGCTATATTCCATTTGTGGACTTCCCTTGCGATCCGGAGCCACACACATCGCCTTTGGAAGCTATGTCGATCTTTGACATTACGCATGACATTCAAGAGATCAAGTCAGAGATCATGCGAAATACGCTGGATTCGTTGGCGCAGTCCATTCACCCGCGTACAGCAATTGTTGAGGGTCAGGTCAATATCGATGACGTTTTAAATAATGAAACCGGCGCCATCATCCGCATGAGAGCACCAGGCATGGTGCAGGCGTTCAGTTCCCCATTTGTTGGACAGGCCGCATTCCCCATGCTTGAATACATGGATCAGATGCGCGAAGACCGCACCGGCATGAGCAAGGCGGCGATGGGTTTAGACCCTGATGCGTTGCAGTCAACCACCAAGGCGGCGGTAACTGCCACTGTCAGCGCCAGCCAGTCAAGGCTTGAGCTTCAAGCTCGCATCTTGGCCGAGGGCATGAAGAAGCTGTTTAAGGGTATCTTGTATCTGATGACCACCCACCAAGATAAACCAAGAATGGTGCGTTTGCGTAACGAGTGGGTACAGATCGACCCTCGCGTTTGGGATGCCAGTATGGATGTCAATGTCAACATTGGTTTGGGTAATGGTGACACCAACGAGAAGTTGGCGGCACTTAATATCATTATGCAAAAGCAAGAGCAACTGATGGCGCAGTTTGGACCAATGAATCAGATCGCCTCACTGCCAATGTACATCCGCACACTGCAAAAAGCCATCGAATTGTCTGGCTACAAGGACGCATCCAGCTACTTCAACACGTTGCCTGCTGACTTTCAGATGCCGCAAGAGCAACCCAAGCCGACACCCGAAGAGGTGCTGGCGCAAGTGCAGGCGCAGTCTATCCAAGCCGACATCCAAAAGAAAGCGGCAGAGCTGGAATTGCAACGCGAGAAGATGCTCAGAGATGATGATTACCGAAGAGATCAACTGGCGCAGGACTTACTGCTCAAGAAGTACGAATTAGAGTTAAAGTACGGCACACAGATTAGCACTGCTGAGATTGACGCTCGGCAGGCTATGGACAGAGAGGCAATGCGCCAGCAGACGGCGCTTGTACAGAATGCGGTGCAAGCCGCAAGTCAAGTGCAAGCACCGCCAGTTGAGCAGTTGCCATCCATCAACCTTAATGGAATGGTTCAATGAACGAAGACGCATTACGCAAAGGCCAAAAAGCTAACCAATTAGCCAATGACGAGGTCTTTTCGGGAATTTTGGAAAAGATGCGAAATGACCAATATTGGGTTTTTGAATCCAGTAAACCTGAAGAAAGCGCAAAACGCGAGTTAGCGTGGTCAATGCTAAAGGCTATTGAAAACTTCCGCATTGAGGTCACCAAGATGGTGGACAACGGCAAGGTGGCACAACGTGCCATTGAACGCGCAACCAAAAATATTGTTTAATTAGGAAATAGACCATGCAAACAGTCGCACCAACGCCAGCAGGCAGTGCAGTACAAGGTCCAATGAATGTGGCTGAAGCAGCCAATGCACTTGAGGGATTTCTGCCCGATGAGGGACAACAGGAAGACCGCGAGGCGCAGTCGCCCGACGAGGGCGCGGCGGTAGACGAGGAGTTATCAGCAGATGCAGACGCGGCTGACGGCGAAACAGATACCGAACAATCCGAGTTAGATGAGGAAACCGAGGAGCAAGAACAGCCACAAGTCTTCTCCGTCAAAGTTGACGGCAAAGAAGTCGATGTGACGCTAGAGGAGCTTCAAAAGGGATATTCAAGGACTCAGGATTACACACGCAAAACGCAGCAAATTGCCGAGGTGCGAAAGCAGACCGAGGGTGAGTTGCAGGCAGTGCGTGCCGAACGTGAGCAATACGCTCAGTTATTGAGTGCGTTAGAAGCACAGGTTCAGCAAGTGGCGCAGCCAAACATTGATTGGGATCGTCTTTATAACGAAGACCCTATTGAGTGGGTACGGCAGCGCGAGGTGATGCGTGACAACCAAGAGAAGGCGGCGGCTATTCAAAGTGAAAAGCAGCGCCTTAATCAGTTATCTCAGCAGGAGCAAGCACAGTTCATGCAACAGAAATTACAGCATGAGCAGGAGGCTTTATTGGCGGCTATTCCTGATTGGAAAGACGCTAAAAAGGCTCAAGCTGAAAAGGCTTTGCTTGTTGAATTCGGTCAAAAGATTGGATTCACGCCAGATGAGCTGAAAAATGTGGTGGATCACAGGGCGGTCTTGATGTTGCGTAAGGCGGCACTCTACGACCAGATGATGTCCAAGAGGGGCAACATCAAGCCAGTGACAAACAACGGCCCTCGGCCTGCCAAGCCTGGTGCAGCAGGGCGAATCTCAAATAATACTGAGGCAGTTCGCGCACAACAGCGCGTCGCGAAAACTGGCCGTGTCGATGATGCGGCCAATGCAATCTTCCAACTTTTGAAATAAGGAATTAAATCATGGCTATCGTAACGAACACGTTCACGACCTACTCTGCAAAGGGTATTCGTGAAGATTTGAGCAATGTGATCACAAACATTTCTCCCGAAGAAACCCCCTACACATCCAACATTGGACGTGAAAACATCACCAATACTTTGTTTGAATGGCAAACAGATTCATTAGATTCTGCTGCCGCTAATGCTCAGTTGGAAGGTGATGATGTAACCTTTAACTCAGTCACAGCTACTGTTCGTTTGACTAACTACGCTCAGATTTCACGCAAGACTATTGTCTTGTCGAACACTGAAGAAATTGTCAACAAAGCAGGCCGCCGTTCTGAGTTGGCTTATCAGATCGCCAAGCGCGGTTCTGAGTTGAAGCGTGACCAAGAGTTTGTGATGTTGAACGGCGGCATTGCTGTTGCCGGTAACACCACCACAGCTCGCGTAACTGCCTCTTTGCAGGCTTTCATCAAGACCAACGTGGACTATGACACCACCAACGGCGTAAATCCTAGCTACACCACCTTGCCTAACTCAGCTCGCACTGACGGCACAGTTCGTACTTTCACTGAAACCATTCTCAAGAATGTGATTCAAAAGACATGGACACAAGGCGGTACACCTAAGATTTTGATGGTTGGTCCTGTCAACAAGCAACGCGTGTCAGGTTTCTCTGGCATCGCATCTGCTCGCTACAACATCAATGGCGGTGATCGTCCTGCAACCATTATTGGTGCAGCAGACATTTACGTCAGCGATTTTGGTCAAGTTCAAGTCGTTCCCAACCGTTTCCAGCGCGAGCGTGACGCTTGGGTGCTTGATCCCGAGTATGCAAAGATGACTGTCCTGCGTCCTTACCAACAAACTGAGTTGGCAAAGACTGGTGACGCTGAGAAGCGTATGCTTTTGGTCGAGTGGGGCCACAAAGTCTTGGCAGAAAACGCTCATGGTCTGGCAGCAGACTTGATCACTTCTTAAACGAAGCAAAGGGAGAGGGGGGAGAAATCCCCCCTTTTTTACATGGAAAAAAGAATATTTAACGAAGACAAAGATCAGGGCATCACGCGCTACTGGCACTACAACGATGAGACTGATGAGGCAACGATTCAGACGCAACAGGATATAACTGACATCATTGAAGAGAACAAGCAAGAGTTCAACATGGTTGATGAACGTGCTGGTTGGAAGGGTGAATTCCACCGCGTTGCAAGCATTCCTATGTCTATATATTCTCAGTTAAAAGCAGAGGGTAAGCTGGAAGATCAGGAGTACATGAAGCGTTGGCTCAATGACCCTGAGAATAAATTTTTTCGTGTACGACCAGGACAAGTATGAAATACATTGCGTTAGCAACACCAGCAAGAGACATGGTTCACACCATGTTTACTTATGACCTAGTTAATATGGTGGCTTATCACACGTTAAACACCAATGACGCTGTTAGCTTAAAAATCTCGCAAGGTACTTTGATTGCTAATCAGAGAGCTGAGTTGTGCTTGGATGCGATGCGTGAAAAATGCACTCATGTGCTTTTTATTGATTCAGATATGCGGTTTCCACAGGACATGATTGAGCGTTTGCTGGCGCATGATGTGGACATTGTTGCTACCAACTGCGCTAGACGGCGTATGCCTACAGGACCCACTGCACAGATTTACAAAGAAAATGGCGAGCGTGAGTTGGTGTATTCGATGCCCGAATCAACTGGCTTGCAAGAAGTTGGCTCGGTTGGCATGGGCGTAATGCTGATTAAGGCCAATGTATTTGCGGCGTTGTCAGAGCCTTGGTTTGAAACACCTTGGAGACATGACAAACGCGGTTACATTGGAGAAGATGTTTTCTTTTGTAATAAAGCAAGGGAAGCAGGCTTTAAGATATGGGTTGACCATGATGTGTCTAAAGAAATTGGACACATTGGGATGTTTGAGTTTAAGCATGACCATACTTGGGTGATGCGTCAAATCCAAGAAGAGGAAAAGGTTACCTAATGGCACTTACTACATATACAGAGCTGAAGGCATCCATTGCAGACTGGCTGAACAGGACTGATCTAACGACTCAAATTCCTGACTTTATCTCTTTGAGCGAGGCTCAAATTGAGCGTCAGTTGCGTACACGCCAAATGCTTACGCGAACAACTTTGACGATTGACGCACAGTTTGAATCAACGCCTGCTGACTTTCTAGAGGTCAGGACGCTCAAGTTGACTGGTACAAATCCAATCACGCCTTTGACGTTTATGACAATGGACTCTTTGGATGAGCAGTCAACCATAGACATTGGAAGTGGTCGGCCTAAGTATTTCACTGTTATTGGCACTGAGTTTCGTTTTGTGCCGACACCTGACGCATCTTACGCATCAGAGATTGTGTATTTTGCAAAGCTCAACAAGCTATCCACAAGCGTAGCCACCAATTTTCTTTTAACATCAAGTCCTGATGTTTACCTCTATGGCTCGCTTTTGCAAGCAGCGCCATATTTGCTAGACGATGCAAGAATTCCAGTGTGGTCATCTCTTTATGAGCGTGCGTTGAGCGATTTGCAGTTGGCCGATGACCGAGGCGCAACCTCTGGCGGCAAGCTCTTAACCCGCGCAAAAACTTTTGGTTAAGGATTAAAAAATGCAGATGCCACCACCACCAACCTACTGCTGACAAAGCCAGAGGTAGGTGCAAGCTCAAACACTTGGGGTACTAAGGTCAACAATGACCTTGATTTAATTGACGCATTGTTTGATGCTGGTCCACTTCTAAAAGTTACTAAGGGTGGAACTGGTGTCGGTACAAGTACAGGCTCTGGCAATAATGTATTGTCTACCAGCCCCACACTTGTAACTCCTGTGCTTGGCACACCGACATCAGCCACATTGACAAATGCCACAGGCTTGCCGATCTCAACAGGTGTTAGCGGTCTTGGCACTGGCGTGGCTACCTTTTTGGCTACGCCATCAAGTGCAAACTTAGCCGCCGCTGTAACCGATGAAACAGGCACAGGCAATTTGGTATTCACCAATTCACCTACCTTGGTGACTCCTGCTTTGGGTACACCCTCTGCGGCTGTGCTGACAAATGCCACAGGACTTCCTTTAACCACCGGCGTCACTGGTATTCTGCCAGTCGCCAACGGCGGCACAGGTGCGGCGACAGGCATTCCTTTAGCCACTGCCGTTACTGGAACATTGGCAGTAGCCAACGGCGGCACTGGACAGACTAGCTACACCGATGGTCAATTACTTATTGGTAACAGCACTGGAAATACTCTGACTAAGGCATCTTTGACGGCAGGCTCTGGTGTGACCATTACGCCAGGCGCTGGATCGATTCAAATTGCGTTTACAGGACCAGGCTCTGGCTCTGTTACCAGCGTGGCTGTATCGGGCGGCACAACTGGACTGACTACAAGCGGTGGACCAGTTACAAGTGCTGGCACTATTACCCTTGCTGGAACATTGGCAGTAGCCAATGGAGGTACTGGAGTCACAACTTCTACTGGCTCTGGCAATACTGTATTGTCAACAAGCCCCACACTGGTTACACCTATATTGGGTACGCCAACAAGCGGTACGTTAACAAATGCAACTGGATTGCCTTTAACTACAGGTGTTACTGGTACTTTGCCAATTGCCAATGGTGGTACTGGTCAAACCACTTTGGCGGCGGCTAATATTGCTGTTGTCAATGTTGCCAACACATTTACAGGTACACAGACATTCTCAGGAACATCATCAGCAACAGCTATTGTTCTGAATGATGCGGCAGAAGTAGCAACAGTCTCAGCTACAGCGGCTACTGGCACGATTAACTACGACATCACCACACAGTCAGTGCTGTACTACACCAGCAACGCAAGTGCTAACTGGACTGTCAACTTCAGAGCCTCCAGCGGTACTTCATTGAATACGTTGATGTCTACAGGTCAATCAATGACTGTGGCTTTCTTGGTGACTCAAGGCGCTACAGCTTACTACAACAGTGCTGTACAAGTTGATGGCACTGCTACAGGTGTGACTACACGCTGGTTGGGTGGTGCGCCTACTGCTGGTAATGCAAGTGGCATCGATAGTTACCGCTATCTCATCATTAAAACAGGCAGTGCAACCTTTACTGTCTTAGCAAGCAACACACAATTTAAGGCTTAAAAAGATGCCATTACAAGCTACAAGCGGTGCAGCTAGTTACGATGCCTACGGCGGTGGCGCGGCTGTTGTGCCAACGTATATTGAGGATGTGTTCTCGACTTATCTGTATACAGGTAATGGCTCTACACAGACCATCACAAATGGCATTGACTTGTCTACCAAGGGTGGATTGGTTTGGATTAAATGTAGAACCACTGCGTTTCAGCATAATTTGATTGACACAGTTAGGGGGCCAACAAATAGACTTAGTTCCAACTCCACAGGCGCAAGTAGCAACGATGGTGGAGCACCCTCATTTAATTCCAATGGTTTTACTGTTGTTGCAGACTCAGCGGGTTACACCAATTCAGGTGATACCTTTGCCTCATGGACATTCCGCAAGCAGCCTAAGTTTTTTGATGTTGTGACGTTTACGCAGTCGGGGACTTCAGGATATCAAACAATTAACCATAGCTTAGGGTCTGCTCCTGCTGTAATTATGATTAAAGGTGTTGGACAAGCAGATGGCTGGTTTGTTTACCACCGTTCAATTCCAACTCAGGTAATTTATCTAAACCAAACCAACGCTGCTGCCAACTTTACGCTTTCTAATAGCGTAACAAGTACAACTTTTAATTTTAATTTAACTGATTTTGGATTTGGCAATGGCGCAACCTACGTAGCCTACCTATTCGCCCATGACGCAGGGGGCTTTGGTCTGACGGGTACTGACAATGTGATTAGCTGTGGGTCTGCTTCTACTGATTCAAGCGGAAACTGGACAGCAACGCTTGGTTATGAGCCTCAATGGATTCTTTGGAAATCAACTGGAAGTGGGAATTGGCAACTTGTAGATAACATGCGTGGTGCAAGTGTCACAGATTCACAAAGACTATATCCAAATCAATCATATGCAGAATCATCCGCAGGAGGCCCTAATGTTTATCCTACTGCAACTGGTTTTGTGTGTGTTAGCGGTTCTGGCCCTGCAAACGGAACAATCATCTACATAGCCATACGCCGTGGCCCGATGAAAGTGCCTACTACGGGTACAAGTGTGTATAAAACCATTACTTATAACGGAGTAAACACTGCTGGACAAGTAATTTCGGGTGCGGGATTTTCACCTGATTTAGCTTTAACAAAAGCACGCAACGGCGGTGGTGGATTTCACTTTACTTGGATGGATAGGTTGCGTGGTGGTACTGCATATGTTTTTTCTGACTCCACAGACGCAGAAGGCAATACTGCTGGTTACTACATTCGTTCATTTGATATGGATGGTGTCACTTATGGAACAGCATATGGAGACTACACAAATCTTGCTTATACATACGTAGCGCAATTTCTGAAGAGAGCCCCATCGTTTTTTGATGAGGTTTGCTATACGGGGACTTTAACGGCGAGAACAATAACACACAACTTGGGTGTTGCGCCTCAAATGTGCATTGTTAAAAAACGTAGTGTAAGTAATGCGTCTTGGTTTGTTTACCACATAGGTCTTAACGGAGGGACAACTCCAGAAGCATATTATATTAATCTTAATTCTACTGGTGGCGAAACCAACAACGTAAATACTTGGAATAGTACCGCACCAACTTCTTCTGTATTTTCAGTAGGCGGAATAGCGGCAGTAAATGGGTCAGGCGATACATTTGTTGCATATTTATTTGCCACTTGCGCTGGTGTTTCTAAAGTAGGCTCCTACACAGGAAATGGAACTACTAAGCAAATTGATTGCGGCTTCACAGGTGGGGCTAGATTTGTACTGATAAAACGTAATGACGCTACTGGTGGAGACTGGTATGTGTGGGACTCAGCCCGTGGCATTATTGCTGGTAACGATCCATATTTATTGCTCAACACTACTGACGCTGAAGTAACAACCACTGACTACATAGACACCTACAGCGCAGG